TTCTTCGTACGTGATCCGGAAACACAAGCATGGATGTATATCGATCCATCTAAAGTTGATAAGATTATTGTTAACGAATCAGAAGGCAAAAAGCCAGAACAATATATTATCCGTGACTTCAACCCAAACTTAGAAACACTGTCAACAACTGCTATTAGTCCTACTAACATTACAGGCGGCGGTACACATTATAATAACAATTCCGGAACAGGCATGAGTCGTGGAATGACTGGTAGTTTTCCTAATACTACTGGAGGAAGTCGATTTCAACAGAATGAAAATCAATATGCAATAGATGCAAACCATGTGATTCATATTAGCATGAGCGAAGGAATGGATAACAATCATCCATTTGGAAACAGTTTGTTAGAATCAATTTTTAAAGTTTACAAGCAGAAAGAATTGCTTGAAGATGCTATCATTATCTATCGTATTCAACGTGCTCCAGAACGCCGTGTATTCTATATTGACGTAGGTAATATGCCAAGCCACTTGGCTATGGGCTTTGTTGAGCGAGTTAAAAATGAAGTAAATCAAAGACGCATTCCAAGCGTTACTGGCGGAAGTCAAAGTGTTATTGATGCCGGATATAATCCTTTATCTATCAACGAAGATTACTTCTTTCCACAGACAGCTGAAGGTCGAGGCAGTAAAGTTGAAGTACTACCAGGCGGTACTAACCTAGGAGAGATTGATGATCTTAAATATTTTACTAATAAGTTGTTTAGGGCTTTACGCATTCCTAGCAGTTATCTACCTACTGGTTCCGACGACGGAGGATCTAACTTTAATGATGGTCGAGTTGGAACAGCCTATATACAAGAGTTACGATTTAACAAATACTGCGAACGACTACAAAGTTTAATGAATGAACATTTTGATACAGAATTTAAACTGTATCTGCATAACAAAGGCATCAATGTAGACAGTAATATATTTGAAGTTAAGTTCAACCCTCCACAAAACTTTGCTGCTTATCGTCAAACAGAAATGGATACTGCTCGTGTAACTACATACGGAGCAGTATCTGCAATCCCCCATTTAAGCAAGAGATTTGCTATGAAGAGATTCTTAGGTCTAACGGCAGAAGAGATGGCGGAAAACGAAACAATGTGGCGAGAAGAAAACGTAGACGAAGATACTGCACTACCTGCAAATGCTGAATTACGAGGAGTCGGTGTTACTGCAAATGGAATGAGTGCTGATATGAGTGCTATTTCTGGTGCAACAACACCTCCTCCTGAAGCAATGCCAGGCGAAGAAACAGCGCCCGCTCCTGGAACAACGCCACCGGCAGCATAAATATTGATATGATATTACGAGAGTTCATCTATTTTAATAAAGACCATGCAGAAATGGTAGACGATCTTCGATACAATTCGAAGAATGATACCTCAGTGCTGGGTGCCGGCGACTTGCGTAAAACAAGATTAACATTAAAAATGATTAATTCTTTACGTAAAGCAGGTGATTCAAGAGATCAAGAAAAGAAAGAAGAGTTGGCATTAGTGCGTAAAATGTATGCTGCACCTCCTCCCGATGCTGCTGCTCAGTAATACTACAAGATAATATTTTGCAACTAGAGTTAAATATTTTAGTAAAAATTGTTAAATCTCACTGAATTTTTCCTTTTTAGGTCAAGAACTGACGTTTTTAGGCCTATTTCGTGCACCTTTAATTAACCTTAGTTAAATAACAACACAAAGCCTTGCCGCGAAACTAATATAGGAGATAACCGCATGTCTAAGTTTGAACAACTATTAGACTTAATCGTCAATGAAGAAATGGATAAAGCTAACGAGCTATTCCATGAGATCGTTGTTGAAAAGTCAAGAGATATCTATGAGAATTTAATTGCTGAAGAAGCAGAAGAAAATGCCGACGTTGAAGAAGGTATGGACGACGATACCGACGTTGAAGAAGGTATGGACGACGATACCGACGTTGAAGAAGGTATGGACGACGATAATACTGATGAATCTGTTGATCTAGAAGACAGCTACAGCATGGAAGCAGATGATGAAGAAGGTATGCCAGGTGAAGAAGAAACTGGTGACTTTGGTGCAGACATCGGTGCTACCGACGACGAAATGGACGGAGCCAAAGGTGGTGGAGAAGACAGCGCAATTTTTGACATCAAGAATGCGATTGCTGATCTAGAAGCTGCATTTGCTGAACTTGAAGCATCCCAAGGTGGAGACATGGGCGGCGACGAGTTTGATGACGAAGGTGGAATGGACGACATGGGCGGAGAAGAAGAGCCTATGAAGATGGGATTCCAAGAAGGCCGTCGTATGACACGTGAGTACACTGAGAAAGTTGGAAACGACTGGGAAAAGAACAGCCAGAAAGCACAAGGTCAATACCTAGGTGCAGGTACTGGTGAGAAGGATGGCGCACCTGTTGAAGGTCGTAGCCCAATCAGTTCTGGTGCCGGCAAGCCAGTTGGTGGTAAGAATGTTGGCGCAGGCAATATTGTCCGCGGTGATACAGAAGGCCAAAGCAACACAGGCGATCGTCCAGCTAAAGTAAACAAAGGTATCAATCCTGAGTCAAGCGAAAAGTTTGCCAAAGGTATCCACAATGTTGACGGTGCAAAGAGTGGTGTTAAGACACTAAGCAACGTTAAAGGTGGCCACGGTGCTGAGAAGAAAGGTGCAGGTCCTGGACCAGTTGGTTCTGGAACAGGCGACAAAGCTGGTCAAACTAGCGTTCCTAGCATCAAGCAATTCTTAAAGCCGGCAAACTAATTAGAGAACCTGGATGAAACATTCTTATCTAAGAGAACACCTAAGTTTTGATCAGTCTGGCATCGTATTAGAGTCAGACGACAAGGACGGCAAGAACCTTCATTTAAAGGGTATTGCCATTCAAGGTGGTATTCGCAACGCTAATCAACGAGTTTACCCTGTAGACGAAATTGAACGTGCTGTGAAAACATTGAACGATCAGATTCAGAATGGTTATTCTGTCTTAGGTGAAGTAGACCACCCAGATGATTTAAAAGTGAATTTGGACCGTGTCAGCCACATGATAACCAACATGTGGATGGAAGGTCCTAACGGTTATGGCAAGTTTAAAATCTTGCCGACACCGATGGGCAACTTAATTCGTACAATGCTCGAAGCAGGTGTAAAACTTGGCGTCAGCTCTAGAGGCAGCGGAAACGTTGATGACATGAGCGGTAAAGTTTCCGACTTTGAAATCATTACCGTTGACATAGTTGCACAACCAAGCGCACCTGGTGCTTACCCTACGCCTGTGTACGAGCATTTAATGAATGCACGTGGCGGAATGAAGGCATTTAAAGTTGCACAAGAAGTAAAAGAAGATCCAAAGGCCCAGAAATATTTGCAAGAGTCTCTCATGCAAATTATTAAAGGTCTAAAATAAGCCCGAGGAGAAATAGATGTTGGACGCATTCAAACAATTGGTAGAGTCAGGTGTAATGTCAGAAGATGTAAAAGTCGCTGTCGAATCTGCCTTTGCTACAAAAATTCAAGAGAATCGCGACCAAGTGACCGCTGAACTTCGTGAAGAGTTTGCCCAGAAATACAATCATGACAAGAGTGTTATGGTTGAGGCAATCGACAAGATGTTAAGCGACAGACTGGCCGCAGAAATGGCTGAGTTGCACAATGACAAGAAAGCACTAGCTGAAGCAAAAGAAGCATATCGTTCACGTATTGCTGAAGATGCTAAGAAGTTAGAAAAATTTGTTATTGGTCAATTAGGCAGAGAGTTAGTTGAATTCCAGAGCGATCGTAAGACCGTTTCTGAGAACTTCAGTAAGTTAGAGCAATTTGTTGTACATGCTCTAGCAAAAGAAATCCAAGAATTTGCATCTGATAAAAAGGACCTAGCTGAAACGAAAGTTAAGTTAGTTCGTGAAGCTAAGAGCAAGTTTGATGATATCAAACAAGCATTTATTCAACGTTCCGCAAAAGTTGTCGAAGCAACTGTTACTAAGAAACTTACAAGTGAGATTACTCAGTTGAAAGAAGATATTGACAGCGCCCGCAGCAATGATTTTGGACGTAAAATTTATGAAGCGTTTGCGCAAGAGTTTGCAGGTTCCTACCTAAACGAAAAATCTGAAACAAGTAAATTGTTAAAGATTATTTCTAAGAAAGAACAAGAACTAGCAGAAGCAAAACAAACCGTAGCAGAAAAAAACAATCTAGTAGAATCTACGCAACGCGAAATTCGTGTTACAAAAGATCTAATGGAACGTAAAAATGTTATGGCTGAATTGCTATCGCCATTAAGTGGCGAAAAAAGAGTGGTAATGCAAGACTTGTTAGAATCTGTACAAACACAGAAACTGCATAATGCATTTGAGAAATACCTACCCGCAGTAATGGAAGGCGCAAAGAAAGTAGCACTTAAAAAAGCACTAACTGAAAGCTCAGAAGTAACTGGTAACCGTGAAAGCAAGCCAGTGGTAGGCTTAGATAACATATTAGATATCCGCAAGTTAGCGGGTCTATCG